CAGGACGATTAACTATGACACAAGATAGTTCTGCTCCTAGTGGATTTGCTAACAGTTTAAAAGTCGCTTGTACTACAGCAGATACGTCTATTGCGGCAGGGGAACAGTTTACTATAGAACAATCTATTGAAGCTCAGAATTGTCAATCAATAGCAAAAGGTACAGCAGATGCTAAACCTCTTACGCTGTCCTTTTATTGTAAAGCAAATGCTAATGCAACGTATGTTGCAGAGTTGTATGCTCAAGATGTAGATAGAAGAATTTCGTCACTATTTAGTGTAACAACAGATTGGACAAGAGTAGAAATTACTTTTCCTGCTGACACTACAGGTGTTATTGCAGACGATAATGGTTCAGGTATAAAAGTTGGCTTGTGGCTTCACGCAGGGTCTACCTATTCAGGTGGAACTTTACAGACTACATGGGCTGCGGCATCTGACAATACAAGGGCTACAGGTGGAGACTCATTCTTTGACAGCACATCAAGAACATTTTTTCTTACAGGCTGTCAGATAGAAATAGGGCAGAACGCAACAGAGTTTGAGCATGAGCCTTATGCAACGACTATTGAAAAGTGTTTAAGATACTTTTATGCTGTTGTTCCTAAAGGAGAGGGAGATAGTTACATTGCCCCTGCTTGGAATTACGCATCTTCAACAATGGTATCTATTATAGACCACAAGGTAGATATGAGAGCAGCTCCCACTGTAGAAAGTGTAAATATCACAGGTCTTTTTAGGTTTTATAGAAATAACGGAAATGATGATTTTGATGATGTAGCGTTAAGTTCTCCTAGCAACAGAAGGTCTACAGCAGTTTACAATGGTACAGATATTAGTGGAACAGCAGGTCATGCAGGTGGGATTTTTGGAAACGATGCAAATCAAACATTTTTTTATCTAAAGGCAGAACTATGACACAATATACAAATGCACAATACTGTAAAGACCATACAGGACAAACAGTAGTTTCAATAAAAGTAACACATAATGGTTCTAGGTTAAGTATACCACTTGACCCAGACAACACAGACTATCAAGAAATACTCGCACAAGTAAAGGCAGGTACACTTACGATTAAAGACGCAGACTAATGTTTGACCCCATAACAATCTCAGCTAGTCTCAGCGTGGCTAGTATGGCATTCTCCAATGTCAAGAGAATGTTTCAGGCAGGACGAGACTTAGAGAGTATGTCACAAGACCTGTCAAGATGGATGGGTGCAGTCAGTGACATAGATAACGCTGAGAAGTCTGCTAAGAACCCCACGATGTTCAAGAAAGTATTTGGTGGGGGTAGTGTAGAACAAGAAGCAATAGAAGCATTTGCTGCCAAGAAGAAGCTTCAGGAACAGAGGGACGAACTAAAACAATTTCTTATGTTTACTCACGGTTCAAAATCTTGGGACGAGCTACTTCAGATGGAAGGAACTATCCGTAAGAGAAGACAGAAGGAAGTGTATGACAAGCAGAAGTTTAGAGAAAAGGTTATAACGTATGTCGCTCTTGCAGTGGTGCTTGTTGTTGGCACTGGTATTTTGGGTAGCTTTGTATACACACTTATGGGGATTGACAGGGGTTGGTTCGGATAACTGTGTAAGAAAAGATGGGGGACAGCATACATTTGAGTATCTTTGTGCAGACAAATATGGTACAATACACCTAGCACAATCAGAGAACATCAAACAATGCTTTACCTGCTTCCTCAAGAAGTTCAGCGACTGGACTTGGGAGCAAGAGAAAAGACTAGGCATGAGGGAAGACCCTAAGTACATCACATGCCGTAGGTATAAGAGAGTACAAGCTAAGAATGGACAGCAAGTCTGTCTGTATAAAGGTGCAAACGATACGTACACGTTAGTAGTAGAAGGTCAATGTCCGACTGAGTACCGTTGTAAATATGACCCAGATGGTCAAGAGCCAAACATAGACAGTGTTCTTGACTCAATGAATAAGAGTTTTAAGTAAATGGAAATTGACCCAGTAATGTTTTGGAATTTAATCCTAACCCTTGTGATAGCTCCTGCGATATGGACATTTCGTAACATGATGTTAGAGCTAAAAAGAATAGACATACTCCTTAATAAAACAAGAGAAGAGTATGCGTCAAGGGCAGAGGTAAAAGATGAGATGCACGGAGTGATGGAAGCATTGCATAGATTAGAAGATAAGCTAGACAGAGTATTGAGTAGGGATAAATAATGGCGATACCACAGAATTTACAAGACGCTAACATAAGACGTTTTAAAGGCTTTACACCTCAACAAGTGCAGAAGCTACTAGAGGGCAAGGGACTAAAGCCTAACAGCAGAGAAGCAGCAATGTACTTAGCTTCAATGTCAGATCAGGCAGAGCAGTTACTACAAAGAAGCAAACAAAACACCATGAATCAAGGGCAAGGCTTTCAAATGGGGGGGCAAGTCGGTGGTTTTGACCCTAAGTCACAGAAGCTATTTGATGCGGCAGTGAAGAGAGTTTCAGGCAATCAGCCTCAAACACCTGAGGTGCAACGCTACCTTGACAATGTAATAGAAACTCGTGGCAGACCTACTATGGTATTTCCAGGAAGTGCTGATCCTTTGCAAGGGTTTCAGCAGGGAGGACCTGTTAGAGCCTCTATGGGAATGGTTGTTGATAAAGATGGTAAGCTCATAGGGCATGACTCAGGACCTGCTTTGATGGACGAGCAAGGAAATTACATAAGTGGTGGAGGCTTAGGTACACCAGGCTTTATGCCTTTGCCAGGAATTGACATGCAAGGCAAACCTATAGAGGGTTATACTCCACCACCTGCACGAACAGGCTCTCCTGATTGGAGGCAACAATTTGAAGTAGACAAAAGAATGTATCAAGAAGCAATGAAGCCTCAAGGCTCTTTTACAAATGATATGATGGGTGTTGGTATACCTGCTACGCAAAACCCAAGAGGAACTAAGGAATATGTACCTCCTGCAGGTGTTACGGTTGCAGGGGGAACTGCACAAGATCGACAAATAGAAGATTATGCACAGAACTTATTAAGAACATCCTCCATAGGAAGAGGCTTATCACCACAAGACGCTTTAATAGAAGCTAGAAAACAAGCACAGGAGGCTTTCACACAACAAGTTAAACAGGCTACACCTGAAAACCCATATCCATACGGAATACATGAGCCTACAGGATTACCTGCAGGACCAGGTGGTATGCCAGTTCTCCACTCTGAAGCAACCTTCTTCCCTGGTTTAGGTAAAGTTTTATCGTTTAACAGAGCAACAGGGCAGTATTCTGATGGCAAAGGAAATTTTTATGAGGGGAAAATAGGAGAAGAGCCAACACTTGCTCAGTATAAGCCTCCTCCAGATCCTTTTAAAGACTTTCCTGGTTTACTTCCTCCAGGAGGAATACCTCAGAATCCAAACAGAAGAGATCCACTACCAACACCTACAACACCAGGAAGTGATGCAGGAACAAAGCAGAAAGCAGGGCTAAACACAGCACAAGCTAATCTTGCCTCAGCACAAGAGCAACTCTCTAGTCTACAACAACAACTAGCGTCTACTCCTATTGAGGATGAGGCGACTAGAAACGCTATTATAGAGGAGATCAATCAGCAAGCACCAAAGATAACAGCGGCAGAGTCGGCTCTTGCAAGTGCGTCTTCCTCGTTTCAAACAGCAGCTTTGCCTACAGCATCTGAGGCAGTAGGTTCTGCTGTCAGTACCCCATCGGATGTTATTACTAGACAGCCTGTGGATAAATTAGTAGCGACTACACAACAAACAATAGACTCAAGAGCAGGGCAACTTACAGGACAAGTTACACCTACAGCTACAACAGGTAGGACAACAGGCACAGCAGATGTTACAGCCACTGACTCTGCTCAGGCACAGACTACAGGTACGCAAGCAGATGTAAAGGCTTTACAGCCACAGGAACGCTTCGGCACTATATCTCAAGATGCTGTCATAAAAGCACAAGAGCAAGCTACACAAGACCTTAACATAAGGGACGTACAGGCAGCTCAAGGTACAGGACAACAAATTGTTTCTCCTGCTAAAAGAGCTTTGCAACAAGGAGAGCTTGTCTCAGGGGCAGCCAACGCAGAACAGTCAGCACAATTCCTAGAGGGGATTGAGGCAGCCACAGGAGCACCCTCTTCTGCGGCAACAGTTCAAGGACAACTGACAACCTTAATGACTCAGTTTGAGGGTGGCGAACCCCCACCTTGGGCTTCAGGGGCTATGCGACAAGCTACAGCAATCATGGCACAACGAGGTATGGCGGCTAGTTCTATGGCAGGACAGGCTATTGTACAGGCTGCGATGGAAAGTGCTTTGCCTATAGCTATGCAGGACTCCCAAACTGTAGCTTCGTTTGAGGCACAAAACCTTAGCAACAGACAACAAAGAGCTATGCTTTCAGCCCAACAGAGAGCACAGTTTCTTGGCATGGAGTTTGACCAGACATTTCAGGCACGAGTACAAAACGCATCCAAGATATCAGACGTAGCTAATATGAACTTCTCTGCTGAACAGCAGGTAGCATTAGAGAACGCACAGTTAGCTCAGACAGTAGACCTTACTAATCTCAGCAACAGACAGGCTGTAACGATGGCTCAGGCTTCTACTATAGCACAGGCTGATATGGCTAACCTTAACAATAGGCAACAAGCAGCAGTTCAGAACGCACAGAACTTCTTACAGATGGACATGCGTAACCTTGATATTTCTCAACAAAACGACATGTTTAAGTCACAATCGCTTGTACAGAGCCTGTTTTCAGACGCTTCAGCACAAAATGCCGCATCACAGTTCAACGCTTCGAGCCAAAATCAAACCAATCAGTTCTTTGCTAACCTTAAAAATCAAGTGGGACAGTTCAACGCAAGCCAATCTAACGCTATGGAGCAGTATAATGTTGGTCAGGTTAACGCAATGGAGACGTTTAAGGAGCAAATAAATAGTCAAAGAGAGCAGTTTAACGCTCAAAACTCTCTTGTTATAGCACAGGCTAACGCACAGTGGAGACAACAATTAGCTACAGTAAATAACGCAGCCCTTAATGAGGCTAATAGGCAGAACGCACTACAGGCTAATGGTCTAACACAAAAAGGTCTTGATGAGATATGGCAGAAGGAAAGAGACTTGATGGCTTATGCTTTTGCTACAGCAGAAAGTGCCGCAGAAAGACGTAATCAACTTATTATGCAAGACCTAAAGTCTGAAGCAGACGGTGATACTGCTTTTTCTAGTGCCTTAGGTAGTTTCGGTAGTGCTGTAGTAAGTGGTATATTTAAGCCAGGAAACTTAGATTTCTTGTTTGGATAAGGAGTAAGCATGTCAACAGCACAATACAAAACAGCATTAACTAACTTTAGAAAGATGGCATTTGCTAGACCTTTGAAGAGGATATTAAACGAAGGCACAGGCAAGAAAGTACAGGCTACTGAGTCACTCATGGCTAAAGCACCTACTCCTCAAGGTACAGAAAAGATTATGGAGAAGATGAGTGACGAACAAGCAGCTCTTAACAAGATATACGATATGCAAAAAGTTTTATCAGATGTCTCACCTGATGATGTTAAGGACTATGAGGTAGTAGCAGGAGACACAATTAGTGACATATTAGAAAGAACAGGTATGAGTATGGCAGAATTTATAGCTCTCAACGAAGATGAGGCTTCTATGTCAAGCGAGGGAGAGTTGTACGCAGGGGAAACTGTCAAGGTATTAAAGCGTGAGGAAGAAACAGTATGATTGAGCAACCACCAAACTTTGAAGCTCCTATTCCAGGGCAGTCTTTAACAGGCGAACCCAAAGGATATTCGTGGGAAAACCCTCCACAGATGGATAAAGTAGAAGACATTATAAAATTTTATGTGCGTAATATGTCTGAGCAAGAAGTAATAGACGATATATTTATAGCTCTTGACGAGGGCTTTCCTCTTAACATCCTTGTAAAAAGCATATTAACAACAGGTGTTATGGAAGGAATGCACAGCATAGATGCAAGCCTAGTAGTTGCCCCTGTTCTCCACGAGTATATACATGGTGCGGCAGTAGCTGAAGGTATAAAGGTTAAGGAAAGACCTTTATCTAAGGACGAGGAGCTAGGCAAAAAAGAAAAAGCCGCCCTTGCTTCTACTGTAGAGCGTAGCCTTGAGCAGTCTCCTAAAGCTGATGCAGGAAGAGAGCTACTAGAAGATGCACTAGAATTTGTACAGGGAGATATGGCAGAGCCTACCCCTGAGGATGCAGAAATAGAAGAAGATATGGTTATGGACGAAGAGCCTGTTGAAGAGGAAGCTCCAAGAGGACTAATGGCGAGAAGAGGAACTTAACATGGGATTTGATGCACAAGCATTTGCAACGGCTTTCCTAAAGGGACAGGCAGTAGATATAAAAGATCGTTTTGATAAAGCCGAAAAGTTCAGAGAAGAAGAGCTAGAAAAGGCTCAACGAAACCTCCCTTTGTATAAGAAGAGACAGGCACAAAAGAAACAAGTGCTTCAAATGGCTCAAACATTAAATAAGATGGGTGTATCTGCTGAGAACATAATGTATTTTGCTAAAGATGGTCCTCAAAGCTTACAGGCTATGTATAAAATCGTGACTGACAAAGCTAAAGCCTACAAAGGTGTGACAGGTGACAAGATGTCAGAGGTGCAAATAAATAGTATGATGGAGCTACCTCAAGGCTTTGAAGAGGCAGCAAGTGAGTATGGCTCTTTGTCTGACTTTTTAGAAAGAGCGTACAGCTTATCCAACGATAACGATACAGTCGAGAGACCAGAAAATGCCGAAATTATGAATGGTAACTGGCTGATGGGGCTTATGGGCTACGGAGCTAAGGAGAAAGAAAGACAGAGACTAGAAACTGAAAAGTATGTAGGGGATGTTAGCATTGCTGAGTTAAACAGAATGGCAGGAGAGCAAGACTTTGATGATCCTTTTGGTGGAGCATTTGCACCTGCACCAATAGACCCTTCTGCAGGACCTCGTATTATAGACGACACAACTAGAGTAAGTATAATAAAGAGAAAAAATACTCTCTTTGACAAGTATACTACAGTCACTCCTCTTGGGCAAACTAAGTTAAACGCTTTCTTAGACTCTAAGGGCATTGTCGATACAAAAGATATCAAGAGAAAGTCTACTCTTGCCTCTACTATATTAAATTCTCCTGAAACGCTGACAGATGAAAGAGATTTAGCCTTGTTTAAAGAGTTTACTGAACAAATGGAATACGAAGCTTTTGAAGAGGCTTCTATAGGTTTTAACAGGGATGATGCTGAAAGAAGACAGATAGATCCTAACTTTCAAACCCTATATGAAAAGTTTGGAGGAGTAGATAATGTTGCTTCTTCTGTAGGTAAAGTAGATTACTCTACTAAAGATGAATTTATGACAGCTATAAAAGGTAACTTAGTTCAACCAGGTTCTTATAAGGTCTTAAAGAACGGTAAAGTTGAAACTCTGACAATAACGCAGGATGACATTAACAAGTTGCAAGGAAAAGTATAATGGGAACAATATCTGTTGACGATTTCTTGTCGCCTGACCCTGCACCCCCTAAAAAAGAAGGTATAACCCTTGACGAGTACCTTTCTCAAGAACAAGAAGATAACACTCCTGACCCCCTACCCACCATAAACAAAGACGAAAAGCTCAAAGTCAATGACATTGTAGCTAACGATGATTACGTTGACAGGATAAGAGATTACATGGTAGACCGAAAGGGCAAGCAGTTCCTTAACATGGATAAGGATGAGCTTGTGGATACCTTTATTGGTCACATGAGATACTTCAACACAAATGAAATGTTTACTATAGATGAAGCACGTTATGTAGCTACTGCTGATGACGACAAGAAAGCTGTGGCAGGAGATGCCTACAAGATATACGATAGATTAGGAAATGTTTTTGTAAATGATGGGCTGTCAGGGGCTGTAGGTGGAGTGGCTGACTATGTGGGAGCTATACTATCTTCTCCTTCTACCTATATAGGACTTGGTGTGGGCAAAGCTCTAGCACTAGGGGCAGGTAAGCTAAGTGCTCAAGGCATTAAAGCTGCGGCTAAAAAGGCAGGACGAGAGGCTATTGAGAAGAAGTCAAAAGAACTTGGTTCAGGACAAGGCAAGCTATCCTCCTTTAGAGGCATAGCAAAAAAAGCTGAAGATGATTTTATTAAAAAAGCCACACGAGATAGGTCATTAAAGAATGTTAAAATTACAGGGGCGGCAGATGCTGCAGTAGCAGGTGGTCAAGACGTAATGTATCAGAAAGACATTATGATGGAGACTGGTGCTCAAGATGAATACAACCCCTTTCAAACTGGTATATCTGTGCTTGGTGCAGGTGTAGGCACAGGGCTATCTATATGGGCTATACCTAATCTAACAGGGGCAGCAGAACGTGGAGTGTCCTCCGATGTCTCTAAAAAGATTGTTAAAGCTAACGCAGTAAAGAAAGCAGAGATAAAAAGTGCTAAAGATCTTGAAAAGTTAAACAAGAATTATCTGCGTAGACTACGAGACAAAGCTAAACGTATGGCTGTCAAAGAGACACCTGAGTTTAAAACAGCAAAGCAATTCCAAGGAGCAGTAGACAAGAGGTTTAAATCTCTTATAAACGATAATGATGTTCTTATGAAAGCACAGAAGAAAGAGCTAGGACTTCTCTACACCAAAATTAAAAGGCTAGAGATACCAAAGTCAACACAAAAGGGACGACAGACAAAGACTTTATCGGACAAGAAACGAGCAGAATTACAGTCTCTTAGGATTCAGGCAAGAAAGCTTGAGACAGCTAGGAGAAGAAACTTTAGGAGAGGCATAGAGTTAAAAGAGGATAACGCTAGACTTAAAAAGATGAAGCCAGGAGTAGACTACACAGGCTTTCCTACTATGGTAGCAAAAGGATATGACATTGACGAGCCTGTACTAGGGTCTGAGATATTAAACTTTATATTTGGTAAAGCAGACGATAGCCCTGTGGGAGATGACATAATCTCTATGGCTGAAGAGGCAGGGGCTAAGTTTAAGTCTAACATGAACAACGCACAGAAATATGCTAAAGCTTTTCAATACCTGACCCCTGAGACATTAAAAGAAATATCAAACATGACTAAGGACAAGTTTGGTGTTTACTTAGGAGATGCACTAGACATTAATAACTTTGCAACACAGCTAGGGCATAGAGTAGCAAGGTCGGCAAGTGAAGCAGGTAGAGATCTTGGAGCTTTTAGGAGAGCACAGAATGAGCTAGACATAGCTTTAGTTGGTGGGACAAAAGAAGCAATAGAAAAAGGACTGCAAGAAAACGTAGGAAGATTTGGACGTAAAGCCTTAGCAGGATCAGGCTACGCAGAATACACGCAGAATGTGTGGAAAAGATTACTAGTTTCTGCTCCTCAGACGACTGCCGCTAACGTGTTTGGTTGGGGGCAATACTTCTTAGCTAACTCTGTAGCTGAGGTGTTTCAAGGAGCAACGTATGCTGCTGTAGGTGACTTTAAGAAAGCTAGAGCTTTGTTTCATCTACAAGGCACGAAGATGAAGAATTTGTTAGACCCTTACAGTACACTTGATAGCTACGAAGCTATGCTTAAAACAGACGATGAGCTAAGTAGGTTTTTGAGAGAGACTATATCAGGGGGTATAGAACGAGCTTCTAAACGCTATGGCTTTGCTGAAGGTAATAAGGCTCTTAGTGTAGTAGAAAAGGGTACTAACTTTGCTCAAACTATTTCTGCTGTTAACCTACAGGATAGCCTTACTAAGAGTCAAATGTTTATGACAAGTATAGACAAATATCTAAGGCTGTTAAAAGGTAAGTCTTTTAAAGATACTTTGGAGAGTGGCTCACTAATAGATGTAGACCAAGAAGTTATGGACAGAGCTATGAGTGACACGCTTAGATCAGTGTTTGCAGAAGATTACACTCAGAGTAAGTCTCTCTTTGGCTATGCAGGGAAGATAGGTAAGGTAGTTGAGACAGCTTCCAACGCTCCAGGGATAGGCTTTGTACTTCCTTTTGGTAGATTTATGAACAACGTAGCCGCCACAGCGTATCAATGGAATCCTGTAACAGGTGGAATGGAAACTGCTGTAGCACTTATGAGACAACTAAGGGGTAAAGGCAAGAGTATAGACACTGTTGAGGCTTTCTCACGAGCCATTGTAGGATGGGGTGCTTTTGAATATGCTGTTAACTTTCAAGACCAACAGCAGGAGAAGGGGTACTCTTGGAACGAGCTAGACACTGGTACTGGAGAGGTATCTGATATAACCAATGTCTTCCCCCTCTCACTTCTTATGATTGCAGGGAGAGTGTGGAATAAGAGACGTAAAGGAGAAACGGTTGATAGAGATTTGGTGACAGAACTTGGTAAGCAATTAGCCATAGGTCAGGCTGCAACAGACCTTCAATTTGGAAACGACATTACAGCTTTAATATCTCTAGCCGTAAATCAAGATAGAGACTTTAAAGGTCCTTTACCTAAAGCATTTGAAGGCTTAGGGCATATAGGAGGCAATGTAATTGCAGGAGCTACTAGACCTTTAGACGTATTTAACAAGATGGCAGGATATGCTGTGTCAGAAGGTCCTCGTGCTTTTGGTTACGAAGGGTATGATGTTACTCCTACTATAGACAGAAGAATGGCTAAAGGCTTTGGAGAAAAGCTAGGGCATCAGTCTACAAAGTATGTGGATAACATTATTGAAGGAGTAATGAGCATAGTCAACCAGGAGACTACTTTACTTGGAGAGAAAGCAAAAATGGCTCATCGTGAGGGAGACTTGAAAGATCCTAGTCCCTACAGAACCCTGACAGGTCAAAGAATAAAACAGCCTCGTACATTTGCCAACATTGTCTTTGGTATGGTTGATAAGCCTGAGTGGAAAACAGGAATGTACTCAGATATCCCTGAATATGACAACTTTGCAAACAGTGTGCTCGCTCCTATGATTGAGAAAGAATCTGAGTTACTGCTCAAGGATGAGTCCTTTGTAAAAGCTGACGGAGATACTAAGAGAGAAAAGGTCAATCTTATGTTGCTTAAAGTTAAGAGGAATGTAAACAAATACTTATCCTCTGTTCCTAGTTCAGATCAAGGTTTAAGCTACAGAAAGAAAAAGTTGAGTGGGGTAGAGAAAGATATCCTAAAGAGAGCAATGAGAATTACTGACATTAAAGGTGTAGACGTTAGAGATTTAACAGATAGTGAAGTAACTAGACTAGAAAATACTATACAGTATATACGCTTTACTCGTAAGCAATAAAAAAAGGGGAGACTAAGCTCCCCCTTTGAGTTAATACCATTTGGTATATAATTTAAATGGATCTGATGTCCATGAAGATGCGTAGCTTGTAACTCCTAGAGCCTTTAGCTCTTCTTTTACAGCTTCATCGGCAGACTTACGTGCTTCCATAGCAGATTTAAGACCTGCCATTTTCCTATCACGATAAGCTTTTTTCATTTCAAGCAGTTGTTTTTCCAACTCTTTGATTTGATCTGCCATATCTTCCACACTTATCTCACTTTCCATCTTTACCTCCGATTTTTTGAAAGCTTTTTCTGCTTCTTCTTTCGCTCTGTTCATCTAACCTCTCCAAGTTTTGATAATATGCGACATTGAAGCCACGTTCCCATTCTTTATACGCAGTTGTATTTAGGTGAAAGGGATTACCCATCATCATCTTTGACTTGTGCATAAGCCTACCTTTGTCAAAGACTCTGAATCCTCTATCGAATGGCTTGACATGATTTTTATTATGTTGATGTTTCATTATCTCTCTCAAAATTAAGTCTATCGGAACAGCCTAAGACCAGTAGACGACTATTAGGATATACAGTATTCATGTGTTGTTTTAATGTACTTGCTATCTTTTCTCCGTGCTTTTCTACGTACTCGTAACAGACTTTCTCTGTAGAGAAGCCGTGACTAGCTCCTTTGTATTGTAGGTTTTCTACGTTACCATTAAAGAATATAGTTGCAAATATAATAATAGGTTTCATTTTAACTCCCTATGTCTACTAGCTCACATGAGTCACCTGAGCAAGCAAAGGTTTGCGAAGACTGTGTGTTGTCTTCCTTTTCATAGCTTCTAAACTTATCCCAATCAATATGACTGAATCTACTGCTAAATGTATTGTATACGTCTTCTGTGCATTCCTGATAGGGTGCTTGTTGGTAAGTGTGGTCGGAGTGTGGTAAGAAGGACACTCCTGACATCTCGTCAAAGTGTTCAAACACAAATGCTCCTACTTCCATCCATTCATCATCTCGTACAGAAACAGTCACAGAGGGCTTGTGCTCACACCAATGCCTTTGGTATATGAGCCACATTTCTAGCTGTTCTATGGCTGTCATATCGTCTCTCATCATAGACTTTCTAGGAGACTTCATAGGAAAGCTAAAGACTGTCTGTGTATCAGGCTTCATTACGTCAGGCTCATTAGGTATGCCACTGTCTACCATGAACTGAGTAAGAGGATCTTTATTATCACCCCTAACAGTCCTAATATAATAACTGCTATGACGAGGGTGGATACCACTGCTTGAGTCAACAAGTTGTGATACTGTCCCACTTGGCTTAACACATGTAATGGCTGTACTTTGTGGTATGTTAAAGATCGCTGACCACTCTCTGTTTGTTTCGACTGCGATTTCTCTGAGGGATTCAAGGGTTCTTTCGAGTCCATGTTTTGTTCCATTCGTTAATGGGTTATCCATTATCCCTGTAAGACTTACACCAAGTAGTCTTTCCTCTTCTGTGTTCGTCTTCCATACTTTACGGAGATAAGGGAACTTCACTAAGGTAGCCTGTGCTGTACCAAGTATGGTTGCCAACATTACTTTTTTCTTTAAGTCATCAAACTTATCCTTCTCTCGTATCACAACCTCTGTAAGGTTACAGAACTGATAAGGTCTAAGTATAATTTCGGAGCAGGGGTTAGTACCAAATTCGTGGTTAGGATCTCTCCTCTCGTACTTACTTGCCTGTGTCTTAGCTGATACTCTATTAAATATACCACGTTCACCTGACTTAGACTCGACAAGGGATACCCACTCACGCAGGAATGTCTCACCATCAGGCTTGTCAGTATAGCATACAGAGTTGTTAGCGAGTGCCATCTGTGGTGCTGTCTCCCACCATTGTCCTGACTTAGCGTGTCGCATACGTCCATCAGAGAGATTAGACAAGCTTATCATAGCTGAACGTCTAACACCACCTGATACTACAACCTCTCCAACCTTGCACATTAAATTGTGACAATCGTAGCTAGATAGCTTACGTCCTGCGTTGTACCTAAATAGATTGACAGTAAAGTTAAAAAGGTCAACCAAAGGGGCAGGACCACTAGCTCTACCACCAAAGATCTTGAGCCTAGCACCTGCAGGTCTTATGTCGTCAACATTCCAGGTAGGTACTTCTCCCATATAAAGATGTCCTATGAGTTTACGCAAAGACCTTGCCCACCCTTCTTTACTATCTAGTACCTTAATAACAGTATCTACATTTTCAAACGTCTCAGGGATTTCAGGCAGTTGTCCAACGTATTGCCTTTCTACTGAGAAGCCTACACCTGTACCACACAATAATATGTACATAGCCTCGTCAAAAGACTTGGGGTCATCCACAGGCAAATAACTACAGTTGTACCCTGCAGTGTTATCTCTATCTAAAGCCAATCCTGCTGTCATCAAGGCTCTCATAGAGGGCATGACTTCTAGCTTTGTTATGGCTTCTTTTAACTGAGGGATAGGCAGGTGTCCCTTTACCTGTAGGCTCATAAAATCTACATATCTGTTAACTGTTTCTTCCCATGTCTCTCTTCTGTTTTCGTTTGGTAGCCATCTTGCGTACCTAGATACAGCTATAAATTTTTGATAGTCGTTCATACCTTTACCACCTTTATTGTTTTAATTTCAATATCATCCATGTCATAAAGAAGATCTTTAACAACATCCTTTATAACATTTTCTCCTTCTCTTGACTTCTCCTCTTTGTCGCAGGTAACAGGCATTAAAGAAGAGTCCTCGTCTATAGTTACTTCTGCTATAATCTTAAACTTCATCCTAACATACTCCTATTATCTACATCTCTAATCATGGCTTTAAGATACCACTCAGCCTTTTTCAAATCCTCAATGCCGTTCTTGTATCTCCAACGATGAAGATATTTTATCACGTTGCCCTGACAATAGGAAGAAAATTCTTTGCCTAATTGTTGTCGAATATAGTCAATACACTCCATACCACCATTGTTGTAGTGTGGAGGACTGTTTACTGTATCTACGTCCACCTGTTCAGTAGCCCTAGTTGTATCCGTTTCTTCTTCTCTGTCAACCATTTTTTCGGTATCTCCCTCTCTGTCCATTTAAATCCATACTTGTCGCACCAATCACAATATTTAGTAGTAGAACCCTTGTTCAAGGTATTGTAGGCATTTTGAAACAGAAAGCGTATATCTAACTCAGGATATTGCTCTTGTATTAACAAGTGCTTCACTCTGTCTTTAGGTCTAAACCATCCCTTCGCTTCAATAATAATACCATTGTTAAGAATAAAGTCAGGCTTATATAACCTGAACATCTGTACTGCGTATTTGATTGACATTTTCTCATATCTAATCCTTTGTTTGAGAAGACGTAACTCCTTTGCTACGTCCTCTTCAAACTTACTCCTAAATTTTAGCTTCGGCATCTGCAAGCTCCACATAATTAATTAGAGGTGGGTTGGCAGATCTCGACACTTTAGATGGTAAAACTTGTAGATTATCCCAACATGTTTCTCTGTAGTTGCAAAAGCTACATTCAATCCCTAGCTTTTTATTACCACTTGGTTTTCCATAATATGTTTCTTCTACAGGTTCATAACATCTCTCAAACGGCTTATCGTCTTCCAGGTAGTCTATGGTTTCGTCTATCTTCTTTAACTCCTCATCCATATCTACTGTGTCTGCACCAACGTATTTAAAGTTTCCGTTAGCCTTGTTGATAACCCACCATCCACCGACAGGAACACCTCTAGCTTTAGCGTAGCCTACTAGTTGTGCCACATAGCCAAAACTATCCTTGCTCCTTAGTGTCTCAAAGTCCACAAATTTGTTGTCGTAAGACCAAGATGAAGCTGATTTAATGTCATCGACTTTTCCATTTAATACTAAGTCATACGTTCCCTCTACTTTCTTTCTCTTAGTTTCTAGGGTAGTGTGCTCACTATCTTCAAACTCAACCTTTGATGCTCTCAGTAATCCTTTGAATACAGCCTCAACTATATCCCCTAACATCATGTTAATTAAGAAGAAAGGCGAGTCATCCAATTTAGCCTCAGGGCGATTCTTGTCGAACCAAAGCTGACACTTCTTACGTCCAAGATTTGACATTCGGATTCTGAAAGTTCGCTTCCCCCCTGAGAACTGACGAGCCATAGCATCTCTTACGTCCCTAGCTACGAGGTCAATAATAGCATCATCAACACTTGCTTTACCAAGCATGACTTTCTGTAAGAATGAATGGATCGCCACTTCTGCAGGATGGTTCATGGTCTACTCGTCTATCTCAACAACATTGGCAACAATCTCAGACTCGTCATCGGATAGCTCCTCAGGTCTTCGATGTTCTTCCCACTTGCTCATTGTGATAGAGTTCATAGACTCAACCCACTCGACAAAGTTATTTAGCACCTCTTGATCGTCAGTGGTGATCTCTACTACTTCCCCCAACTTAGGTGTAATCACAGCATAAGTTGCCCCACTAGGAATACTCTTTACTTCTGACGATAGGTGGAGAAGGTGTTGAATAGGAAGCCGATTTTTCCTCTGAATTTGACTAAACATATCAGTCATAGCTTTGAAGCTATCACGATTTTTAATCCTCATAAGGAAAGGGAACTCTTTAACCACTACTGTTTTACCATTGGCATCCTTCGGCTTGCCGAGAGTACACAGACCAAAGATAACCTTGAACCTATCAGTGGCTCTCATAAGGTCTTGTGTTTCTTGTGGCAACGAACTGAAGTCCTTAACGTACCCTGAAGGTCTACCACAGTTGAACCCACCGTAGTTATCCTTCAAGTCGCCATTAAGAGACGTTGCCATTACAGTACGCAACATCCGTCCTTCACCACCATCAGGTCTTTGGTAGCTCTTATCGTAACGCTGAAACTGAAAGCGTTGCATAAAAGGACGTATCGTTATTTTGTCACTGTAATAGATGGTATCATCAGGGAAAGTGACAGAGTAAGCTCCTGCCTTAACGATAGCAACTTCCATTTCCTCGCCACCGACAGTCTTTGTACCCATCACGTTCTGATGTACCTGTTTAATTTCTGCTAAAGCTGAAGTGCTCTTCGCAGGTAGATTTGACATCCCCATTAGTTCTGCAAGATCTGCAGGGGATTTTCCTATAACTGCTAAACTATTATCCACTTTTATTTACTCCTATTGTTTAGATTTCGAATTATATCAGGCGACATCTTTAACGTCAAGCCAATTATCACCTATTTTTGATTCCAATAGCATTGGCACGTTAACTTCTACATCGTAATGCTGTTCTATTATACGATCTAGGTCTTTGTTAACGCTTTTCAGTATAGATAGTACACTGCTAACCTCTGCAGGGTGTACGTCCAATACCACAGAATCGTGTACTGTATTTACTAGTAAACTATGTAGTCTATGAGACTCAAGACGTTTCTCAATCTCCAACAACACAATCGGAACTATATCACCTGTAGCAAAACCTTGAACAGGATAGTTCTTTATCATGGTAAAGTGGGTTGGAGTACCACTCTTCCTTCTCTCCACATCAGGAAAAGCGTACTGCCTACCTGATGGTATCTTTATTCGTCCTAGATTAATAGCCTCGTCACCTAGTTTCTTATGCCACTTTGCTATGCCTTTATACTTATCTAAGAAATGAGTGTAATACTCAGCCTCAGCTTTCGTTCTACCGTACCCTGTAGCTCCGTAGAGAGGTGCAAAGGTGTGTGCCTTAGCTTCTTGTCTCGATGTAGGTTGACCTGCCTCAGAGATGATCTGTGCAGTGTACGAGTGAACATCAAATCCTGTAGACACCTCTTCCATTGCAACTTTATCCTGCGACAAAAGTGCGGCAACCCTAAATTCTAACTGTGCAAAGTCAGCCTCAAGTATCTTTCCGTTCTTCCAACGAGATACAAACACCTTCTTAACAGGAAACGTACCACCTCTAGGCATATTTTGCATGTTAGGGTTACGTCCACTGAACCTGCCTGTGGCTGTAACATGCTGAGTTAGGGTCACATGAAGGAAGCCATCATCCTTAGTATAATGATCTATGCCATCAACAAAGGCTGAAAGGTAACTAGATACGGCACTTTGCCTTTTTAGGTCTGTCAGGAAGGTTTCAGCCGTAGTCATGCCTTTATTCTTGGCTATGTTAATGAGATTTTCCAAGTTTCCCTTGCTTGTGGAGAACCCATTGGCACTAACCCACTCCTTAGAAGGGGGAAAGAACCCAAGACCTGCCATATGACGTAGTTTTGTCAGCCTGTAACCCCTTGTATCACACTCAGGACACCTAGAAGGTTTGGCAAAAGGGTTTCCATCCTTCTTAGTCTTGTATACTTTACCACTTCCGTGACATTTAGTACACACACTAGCCTTAGTCTTGACCATCATACCACTATTGTCCTTGACAGCCTGTTTAAACTCATCCTTTCCGTCTACATAGTCAAAGGCAACTGCCCATTTCTTCTTGTCACACAGTATCCTAGAGTAAATAACTTGGCTGACCTGCTCAGGAGAGTTGAGATTTATAGGTGTATCCCCCATCAACTCTTTAACTTGCTCCTGTAATCGCTTTTCTATACCTATTAACTCCTGTTCAAAGTCCAAACGCACATCTTGTAAGGCTCTTCTGTCTATTTTAAAGCCATTCATATACATTTTGGTCAAAGATTTGCACACTTCGTTGGTAATATCACGCACATTTATCAAAGATTTAGCCTCAGGCTTGTCATATTCTTCCATAAGTCTCCAATAAAGTCCCTTAGTCACTATTAAATCCTGATGTAAATACTTTGAAAGCTCGTCAAGAGGTATTTCATCTGTCTTAAACCCTCTGCTAAAGTAATCCTTTAAGGTATCAGACTTCTTCATGTCAAGATCGTAACGTATTGCACAGTTTTCCAGGCTAACAGATTGCTTTTGTCCTCGCTGAAGTATATATTCTCCTAGCATAGTGTCAAATATCTGACCTTGATACTTAAACCCACATGCCCACAACCACTGTAAATCGTATTGCAAGTTGTGACCAATGAGTAGTGTAGTGTTGTCAAGAACTCTTTGTAGCCTCTCTTTACTATCATCATCTGTTATTTTCTTCTCTTTGTGATCGAACACAAATATCTCACTATCGTACTCCAACCAATCAAGAACACCAACGAGTGTCAAAGAATTGTCAGGCTCGAATGGGTCAAGGTGTAACTTGCCATCCCTCTTAGTTGTCGTGTTCTCTACATCAAGTATTATCTTCATGCTGTATACCTTCCTGTTTCTACATCTAGCTCAACATGAACTGTTCCATGCCAACCTGTTAATTTATTCTTAGCTAACCTAATGTGTCTCTGTGGGTCATTGCTATCCTGCCCCTCTATCTCAGGGTTTTTACTGAGTAATAACATCAAATCTGCTTCTGCCGCTTTTCCTGTCTTACTGCCCTCAAGCATAGATTGGTTAACATTTATCTTTCCTTCTGCTTCTGCTGATAGCTGAGACATCCAAAGTATAACACAGTTGTACTTCTTTGCAATGTTTCTTGCGTGAATTGCCGCCTCTTTCAGGTAAATGTCTGATCTATCCGAACCTGCCGTAGCGAACTTGTCTCCCATGTCTAACACGATAATGTCAGGCTTAACACTCTTAGCTAACTGCTCAACATAATCCATCCTCTTATCCGTAGAATCTTTGATAGACAGTAGTTGTCTCACAGGCTCATACCTTTCAAGAGCTATCTTTCTTTTTTCTAACACCTGATCGCTAGACATGTTTGCCTTACAGTAGAGATACCTCAAGCCAACCCTCTTGTAGGCTTCTTCGTTACACAGGACTATACACTTAGCACCCTGATCTATGAAGCCACCTTCTGAAGCTATAATACTAGCATGGAAGGAAGTCTTACCTGTATTAGGTCTAGCTCCCACTATAACAAAGTGTCCACCACTCAACCCCTCAACTCGTCTAGCAAGGGAAGGTATGTTAAACTTCCATTGGTACTTAACATTCAGGTGGTCAACCAACGTATCAAAACTAATGTCGTCACCTTCAAAGCGAAAGCTAGGAGTGAAGTCATCTTGGTAGTTGTCAAGTATATTCCTCAACGGCTCAAGATTACTCTTAGTACCATTCACATAGTCAAAGCCAAGATTAGCTATGTCCTCTCCAACCATTTGTTGAAACAATTTTGATAACACTTCCTTAGCTATCTCATTGTCCATTGGCTCTTCTCGTGAGAGCTTAGTAAATAAAACCTCGTAGGAAGTCTTATTTGCTGACGTAAGAGTGTTGTTACCTGAAAAGAATAAGGCTTGAAGCTCCGTCAGAGTTAAATCCCTTTCGTGTTTACTCATAGCCTCGTCAAGCGTACCCTTTATCTTTCTAATGTCCTTACTAAAAAGTCTATCAGGACACTTACTACCCTTATGCTCATCATAAAAATCTTTCTGCATGAGACTTCTAATCAATGCAAGTTCAATCATTTAACATCTCCAATAATTTATCTAATGTATCTTTAGTTAAGTCTTTTACATAAAACCACTCATTACTTCTCTTTTCACATATACCTTCTACAATCTTGTGCATCTTTCTTTCTGCTACGTTCCTATCTGATACAGCTATGTAGGTCAACAGAGTGTAGTCTCTGTATGGACTGCTTGTCTGATAACCGTTACATCTATCTTTAGAATCTACAGCCTTACCTACCTTATACCAATCCTTCCAAGCAGGGTTCTGCACAACGTAGACTTCCCCTTCGGTAGACTTGCTATAATTCTCCAACGAAGAAAAAGCCGCATCATTAAAAGTTTTGTACTTACCAGGCTTATACAAAGGGTGCTTCCTTGATATATACTTACCATCTACATACATTTGTTTTGCGTTCTCTATTGGGTAATGAAAAGGGTTGTACTTATAGTTCTTCCTATCATTCAGAACCTTCTCACAAGATTTACATATGTTACGGTTGTACTGCCCCAAAGTACAATTCTCAAGTTTGACTAACTCAGTAGAGCATCTAGTACAATTTGCCATCTATAACCTCCTTTATTTTATCAAAATCCTTCTCTCGTCTATACTTCAAATCATCTTCAATGTGTAATGCAATCACCTCAGATGGTTCACAATAACTCTTCAACTCTTTAGTGTACTCAATAGTTTTACCAAGAGCATCAGGGTCAAGAGCTACAACAACTGTATCAAAAGTATCCAAATACTCTTTGTGTTCTCTCAGTAAGCTAGTTCCTAACAAAGCTACTCCAGTTACTCCTGCTAATGTTTCCCCAACCACAGTAGCTGATATAACATCTTCCACAACTACGGCTATGCTCTCACTAGGGTTGATGCAGTAGGAATAATACTTAGCCTTGCCACCATACTTATACCACTTGGGTTGGGCATTATATAAGGCTCTCCCTATCGCATCTACAATCCTTCCGTTTTGATAGATAGGAAATACTGCTCTATTACTTTTACAATCGTACAATAACTCTACCCTCAAATCCCATCTTCTCCTAAACCTCTGAACATAAGAGTTGTTACCATCAGTTATATACTCAGGCATCTCAAACTTTCTATCTTTCTCCACTTCGTCTAATCCTTGTATCTTATTCTTTATAGTCTCAACAAGCATTGGAGTCATTGTTGCTCCTTTAACGTCACAACTATTCCTGTAGCAGTTGTAGAGTATTAGTCCTTCCTTGTTCGTGGCTGAGAACTTCTTAACTCCGTTGCATACAGGACAATCTATCGTAATAGACTCGCCCTCTTTTATGTCAAGACCCTCTATGAACTCTCTTGATGGCTTATGAACCATTCTGATTCTCCTCTCTCCTTGTTAAAGCATTTGCCGCCGATTTGTATGTGTGCCGAATATAGGGTCGCATTGAGTTAGGACTGTTGTGTCCTGATACTGCCATAATCTGAGTAGTGTCTACTCCTGCTTCAACCATCTCAGTTATAGCCGTTCTCCTCATGTCCATAGCCGTTAATTCTTTCGGCAATCCTGCCTCTTGCTTCACCTTGTTAACCATCTTACTAATGTCCGTATCCGTATACATTCTGTAAGAGCCACTTCTAGGGTAGGGGTGAGGTGCTACATACTCTTGAAAACCAAAGTCTTTGTACTGCCTCTCCAACATTCTGTATAGGTGTATGTGGATAGGTAGGTGTACCTCTGCTCTCTTCTTGGACTGCTCAAGGTCTAGCCTGTGTTCCTCAAAATTAATGTTATCCCACTTGAGTGAACGCATATCGCCAATCCTCTGAGCAAAAGAGTATGCCATTTGAACTATAAGACCTATGCTTCTCCACTCATACTTAGTGTATGCCGTATCTGTAAAAAGCCTCACCTGATCTACTGTCCACATTACTTTTCTTGGCTTCTCTTTCATCTTCTTCACACCTCGCATAGGGTTACGAAATATTAGTTCCAACTCCTCTGCCATATTAAACAGAACAGACGTAACAGTTGTTGTTAGGTTAGCCGTTCTAACTCCCCTCTTAACCCATTGTTGGTAGGCAACCTTACAATCAGAAACGCTTATCTTATCTAGCCTAGTTGTACCTAGCTTCCTAGAGTACGTTACAGTAGTGTTTACTGCTCTGTTAATACAATACTCGTAGTCCTTTTGTGTTCTACTCCTAAGAGCTAAGAACTGTGGACTTTTAAGGTAATACTTAACTAGATCATTCAAAGTCTTAGGCATTACCTCAGAGCCTGTGTCTTTCTTCTCCATAGTATGTATGATATCAAACAATGTTTCTCTCCTAATAATTTATCAAGTAGCCATGCTAAGTTTGGTTTACCATTCTCTTTCCACTCATAGTTACGAGCCGAAAAAGACTGATGTATACTTCCCCCCAACAAGAAATTAAGTATCTTACTAAAGGGAAGGATAGCTCTTATTATGTGTACTCGTCTAACCCTCATCAAAGGTGTTCCACATATAAACAACTATACCACAGTATACTAAAAGGAATATTGTATATCCTATCATTACTTCATCTCCTTTGGCTTGGGTAAGGGTATCCTTACTGTTTTCTTTTGTCTCCACATTACTGTTCTCTTGCCATTACCTTCAAAGGCTATGGCGAGGGCATCTTTACTTATAAATCCAGGCGATAGCTCCCAAACATACCCATTCTTTTTGTTCTCTCTCGCTTGGTTAATGAACTCTTTGTTATGCTCTACAAAAGCTAAAGCAAACATTCCTACAAACATATCTGTCATTTCTTTCTCCTATAAAATATGTGACTATCTATCCTCGTTACTCTTTCTTTTTGTCTTGCCCAAGAGGGTTTCACATAATACGCATGATACCATAAGCTCCCTTGAGTTACGTCCATTACTATCCTACCACTTACAACAATACTCGCATAATCTAAAGCCTTTCTCCAAGCCTTAGTGTCTCTATTTATATAATCGCTTTTGCCATCACAAATCCAGGAAAATTGGCATCGATGGAGTACCATCTTTCCATTCTTGTATCTCTGTCCTTGTTTAACTACTTCGCATACTGTGTTAGGAAAAGATGGACTTGCTACCCTGTTCATCACCACTTGCCCTACTGCAATCTGTCCTAACATAGATTGATTGTTGGCTTCATGGTAAATATTAAATGCCATGCACATCAATGCTGTTTCTAATATCATGTACTTCCCTTATCTTTTGTATTAACTCAAAGTCTTCTTCTTTTGCGTTATCAAACTCTGCGTCAAGAATTGTATCAGATTCAATCAAATTTGTAAACTCATCTTCGTCCATCTATCCTCTCCTTTAATGTAAAACTTCATAATCAAACTCAGGGTTATGTTCAACATAGCCTGTTATCTGAGCATCTATAAGTAGCTCATGGTCTAAATCCCACTCACATTCCTTGCATATAATTTCCAGGTTATCAGCTTCGTGCTCCACCTTTATTATTATGTATCCACTTTTCATTAATTTATCCTCATAAAGAAACCTGAACACGCATTAAGTATAAGAGCCATAGTTATAATCAAAGCTATGCTTGTTAGTAGTGTCTGTCCTTCATTCATAGCTTCTTCTCCTTTTTCTTTAACTTTTCAATTTCTTTCTGTTGCTCACGCACTAAAGCAACCAACTCCATAATCACTTGGTTAATCTTTCCTATATGTGGTCTTTCAAGCCACGTTACATAGGGCTTAGTATGTTCTTCATTCATACCTTTCTCCTTCTATCTGTCATCTGCATTATCGTACTCCTCTAAAAATTACGATTGCTGATGGAAAAGGTGCTGAATTATTATGCCCACCAAATTTTAATCTACCCTTAATAAAACGTACCTCTGCATCATTATCAATGATGTTATCATGCCACCACCTCGTATCAGTTCTTGATGGTAACAGGCATACTACTGTCGCACCTTTAGTAGATTCTTTATATGCTTTACTTACCCATTCACCTATGGTTCTACCATAAGGGGGATTCATAAAACAAGTGCCTTTCCAATCTTGTAGCAACCCATTATCTTGTTTTGTATAGTAATGGCTACACTTAGCATTGGTACTACTAGCACAAACGTCTGTGTTAAAATTAAATTCTTCATTCAGCTTATCAAAAACGTCTTGAGGTGTTGCCCACATATCTGTCTTTGATGAAAACATTAAGTCTGCATTAAACATATCATTACTCCATTATAAAATCAGGTTCGTTTTCTTCGTCAGGCATCTTTACCATTCTCTCTGCCTTTGACCTATTAAAACATATAGCCTCAAATTCAGATAGCTCTACCACTTCCCCTGTGTTCCACCTATCAGCTTCAATTTGAGCAAGAGCCTTTGTAGGGAATACCTTAACAGGACTATCTATTGTCCAACCTTTGTCTCCCTCTTTGACATATTCTAACCCATCAACTTCAAAGGGTTCAAATACTACTGCATAATATCTAGTCATTCTTCTTCTCCTTAAATGCTATGATAAATTTATCATTCTCAACACTAGGATAGAACAGATAGTTAAAGTCTAAGATTAAATCCTCATCTTCTCCAAATAGTTTTACAGGTAATCTAAACTCTATGTCTGTGTCCATACTGTCTAGCTTTATGATCTTCTCCATTAGGTGTTTAGCTTTCATTCCTTCTTCTCCTTTGGTAAATCTTCTTTAAGAGAATAGTCGCTATACCAACCCCCCTCTAAACCCTTTGGTTGTTCAAACTGTAGTAGGTTTGCTAGTCTAAACATAAGAGTTTCTATCTCACAAATGTGTTCATAGTAGATAGGTGTTTTCTCTGATGTGTTACAGTTAAACTCTCTCAACATATTAACATACTTGAGTAACTCTACTCTGTCTTTTGGTTCAATAGTTATCTTCATAGTCTTAACTCCTATTCAAATTGTTGTAAGTATTTAATAAAAAAATCTCTAAGTCATCTACCAAATCCCCAAGAGTATCTTGGTTATCGCTGTCAAATAATTCTTTTAATTTGTTTTCAAACTTTGTTCCCTCATGGACACGTTTGGTATCACGCAATCCATTTGCCTTAATTGTTTCCTTAACATCATTCAAGTTAAAGATAGCATTATTTATATCCTCAAGTTTCATCACCACTTACCCCCTGTATTATTTATATCAAGAAAATTAGGTTCATCTTTCAACTCCTCAACTTCTGATAATTTAAAACACAATTCATTATCCCAAGTTTCTGCATCTTCATCTGCTATAACCACTTCTGTGGGATATAGTATAACAATCTCACCATAAATCTCTTGGTCAATTACTTTTATTCTGTCACCTATCTTCATCTTTAACTCCTCTTGATTTTCCATATTTTTCTGCGTTCTTCGATAACTGTTTAATTTGTTTAGCAATCTTTTCGGCATTGTGAAAAGTAATTTCAACAATCGGATCGCTTTCAAAGTTTCGATAGTAACTACTTGAGGGAATCCCCGCATGTCTATAAGCTTTCTTCAAATCTATTTTCATTGGACTCGCTAGTTCTTTCAATTGTTCTTTGTAACTTTTTATCAGCATTGTTTTTTTCCTTTGCTTGTTTAAGTAATGGATTAATAATTTGTTCTTCTGCTTGATAGTTAAATGCGTATTCTCTTATTTTTTCGGGTGCATTTTTATGAATACCTGATGCCATGATATGAGTTTTAGAGTAGTAAGTTCTTGATTTTAAAAAGAATTTTCCGTACTCAAGAATATTTAATACAGATGATATGGTTGTTTTTGGTTTTATTCCAAACCATTTTTCATACATTTGATGAATCTCTTTTGAAGTTGCTCCATGTTTTTTACCTTTCTTTTCATAGATAGCTTTCATTATTAACAATACTTTTGCTTGATCTCCGTTCCCATTTGGTGCAAATTTTCCGTTAATTCTTTTATTATTATTTGTCATATCAAACTCCTTTGCTTGGGTTCATCACCTAATATTTTTAATACTTCTTCAATTACATCTTCTCTTACAATCTTTCTGTTCTTATTTGTTTGTTGTCCTCTCCAAAGCTGAGTTCGTAGAGAACGATATCCTGTTTCACTAACTTTAGATGGGACTCTTTCCCCATCTTGAGTTGATTGAAATTCATAGTGGTCAATACCGATTCCGTAACAATCTAGTTTTTCCCAAATTGTAATATCAATATTATCCCATTTAGATTTATGAATAAGTTTGTGAGTGTTTGACATTTTGCTTTCTCCTAAAAAAAGAGAGAGCCAATATTAAACTGACTCTCTCAGGGTTTATAAATTAATCAGGTTCGTTCCCTATGTTTTTAATATCTTGAACAGTATCAAAAATTGTTATTACTTTCCCAATCTGATCTGATGCACAGGATAACAATAATTTAATTTCATTTTTAGTAAGTTTAATATCTTTAAATTCTGAGCTCTGAAGTATTAATTCAAGACCACCTCTTACAGATCTTAAATAATCATAAACAGAAGGTGTTTCTAACATATCTAAAACATCTTTTGTCTTTGGGTTTTGTCCTAATAATTTTACAATTTTATCCATCACAAGCTTTCTCCTTTATTGGTGTAATGTTTTCTATCTCTTTTGTGGTACATTTTATTAATTATTTTTTCGTCCTCCCCATCAGGATAGTTCCCTCCAAGAATAGCATTTTGAGTTTTCTCTAATTCGTATTCAATAACTGATCGCATAAAATAACGAGCAAATCTTTTTCCTTGTTTATTAGTTTCTTGTATAGGAATGAATTTATTTAAATAGTTATGAGGAAAATCTTTGTCATTAAAATTATCTTCGTAATCTTTATCGTTCAACATTGAAACAATCTTTCGAAGTTCTGTTGTTCCAAACATTGACAAAGCATCTAGGGTTGTAAGCCCTAGATGACAAGTTGAGTTATGAGTTAAGAATAGTTCGATTTTATCTTTAATTGAAGGATCATTATAATAGATAAATTTTCTATCCTTCTCGCAATATGAATACCAAGATTGTTTGCTCATTGTACTTTCTCCTTTTTTTCTGAACATAAGAAAATATACTCATAATTTTTTGCATCATAAGAATAGGTATGAATTTCCATGTCAGGAATTTCTGAATTTATCTTATGATCTTTTAAATTAGTAGGTTGTTTTCTGTAATGATTCCATTTTTCTAAAACTGCTTTTGCTGAGATTAAATAATTGTCTGTAGTCGCTTTGCTATAATCCCAATGGCAAGTGGTTGAGATATGAAAGTTTTCATCTCTTACAATATAAGACTTTACTCGATCTCCTTTGTGATCGGTTGGTGAAAGTCTTTTAGATCTAATTAAAAGACCGGTATTTAAATCATATATGCTCATTGGTTAACCTCCTATATACCAAAGTGTCAGAATAATAAGTGTAAAGAAAAATAAAAGACCTCTAATTATTTCTTCCATAATCACATTAATTTTAGGTCTCGAAGTGTTGAGGAGAGGAGCAAAGATCCTTGCTCTCCTCCTCGCCTTCCGTGTTCTATACCTACTCATTTGACAAACTTCAATTTTAGATTTCTTGGATCGTCTGCGTGATTAATCCTTCTGAGATGATCAGGACAATTAAACATATCATCAGGATAATTAAACATTTCTTCGCACTCATTACAGAAATCACAATCTTCTATTTCTTTCTTTGTTGGCTTGTGTCCACACTCAGAACAAATAACCTGAAAGAATTTCGGTACGTTTAGATCTTCATGATTTAAAGTAAAAGATTTCATTTTGCTTTCTCCATTTATTGTTTTCGTTAATTAAAATTATACACTACTTTTAAAATAAAATAAAACTATTTGTTGCAGTCATGCAGTAATGGACCTTCTTGAATGTAATTGAACCTTTGCTAAAAAATGCCAGGTGCTTCGCTACTTGGCATTTGTTTAGCAGCAGCATTAAAATGCTGACAGGTTCAAAAACTAATTTGTTCTTCACCATAAGTAGGATCTTGACAAGCTTTCAAAATACTCTGAAAATCATGGTCAAGGGGTTCATGGTGTTAGACA